CCCGTGCAAGGAGGCTGCTGCCATGTCCGATACCTCAGGCTACGACACGCCGACCGTCAATCCTGTCGACGCCGCGCATCAGGCAGCGGCCGCCAATGCGCCCGAGAGTGCGCCCGCGCGCACGCCGCCCGACGGCGACGAGATCCTCAAGGAGCGGGCCAAGACGCTCTACGACGAGCTCAAGCCGCAGGCCGCCAATCTCGAGCGCGACTACGTGCTGAACCGCACGCCGCACGATCTGGCCGACGCCATGCGCGAGCTGGTCGACGGCGACATGCCCTACAAGGAGGAGCCGCAGCTTCGCCTCGGCCCGCCCTCCGATCCGCTGACCGAGAACGCCGTTGGCCAGTATGCCGCCCAGCGCGCCGCTGCCGAGGCCGCCGAAGGCGAGCGCGACGCCATGCGCGAGGAACTGAAGTCGCGTGGTCCCGGCTCCGAGCAGCCGCCCAATTCTTCGACCGGTGGCGGCGGCTATCCCACGGCCCAGCCCGGCCTGCCGCCGCCCCAGCCTCAGGCGTAAACTTTACGGGGCCGTAGCATCAAACAGACGCGCCAGCGCATGCGCTGGAGGTTGTTGGTAGCCACTCCAACCGGCCCCGCACCCGCCCCCTCGGCACAAGCTGGCTTGCTCTTAAGTCCAGCCCTGAGCCGAGGCGGGCGCTTTTCTACCAGCCCGGCCTTCCTGCACCCGCGCCCGCGTGATCCGCCGCGCGATGGCGGCGGCGGTGCCGCCCGACGCCCCCATGCAGAGATACTGGTGGGCATCACAGACGTGTGAGTATTTGTTCTTGTCGGGGATCGGCTGGCTCTCCCCCTGCTGGTTGAACTTGAAGCGGTACGCGCCGTTCAGGCCGACCGCCAGGGTCGGGCACAGGGTGCGGTTGATCAGCATCGCTGCGGTGCCGCCGTGCGCCTCGGTCAGGAAACGCTCGACCGAGTTGAGGCGCGGTGCCAGCCGGTTCGACGGCGCGGCCATTGCCATGAAGCCGTACGAGGTGATGACGTCGTACGAGGTCAGCTCCTCGTAGTTGCCCTTGGCCATGCCTGCCGGGTCGAAGATGATGCACACCGGGCAGCCGACGTAGCGCCTGCCCGACACGACCTGCCGGATCCGCGGCATCTGCAGGCGGAGCCCGATGTCGTCGGCCGCAATCTCCTCATGCACCAGCAGTCTTGACTGGCTGTCAATCTGGCCGAGCAGTGCCCACGGGTCGCGCCCGAGATCGAGCCCGATCAGGAGCGGTGCGCCGGGGATCACCAAGAGGTCGTCGCGGCTGTGGAAGGCCATGAAGAACATGCCGCCATAGACCGCCGCACCCGACGGGTCGGGGCCGAACTCGGCCATCACGTAGCGCTTGACCCATGCCGGGTTGGTGCTGGTCGACAGCCGGGTGTAGTACTTGCGCCCCGCCGCCAGCCGGTCGGGATGATCGAGCGGCAGCGCCAGCGTCTCGGCGGTCTGCAGCAGCCAGTTGAGGTTCTCGGCTTCGGGCGACAGGCCCGACGGCTGGATGAAGACCTGCCACTCCGGCCCCGGATTGCTCACTGCCGCGTGCCACGGCGTCATCTCGGTCGGCATGTTGGAGTCGAGCACCATGCCGTACCACGATGGTGCCGAGGGGAAACGGCCGCAGCGGCCGGCGATGGCGATCATCAGGTCGAAGTCGATCTCGATGGCTTCCGAGACGAACGCGCCGGTCAGGTTCATCGACAGGATGCGCTTCTGGTCCTCGGGTGTTTCGAGCGGCAGCAGGATCCACTCGCTGACCACGTCACCGAAGCGGAACCACACCGTCGACTCCGACACCCGCCAGTCGGCAATCGGGCCGAACCACTGGACGATGTCCTTGAGCACGGTGTTTTTCAATTGACTGAGGGTCTGGCGCAGCAGCGCGAAGCGGGTGCGCCGCACACCATCGCTGCCCGGGCGCTGCTCGCACGCCCGGCGCAGCAGTTCAAACAAAAGCGTGGTGGTCTTGGCCGAGCCCAGTGGGCCGAGGATCATGCGGTAGAAGGCGCTCGACATCATCAGGCGTGCGCCGGTCGGCGGCGGGGCAAAGGTGATGTCGATCATTCGACAACCTCGGGGGTTACGTCGAGCGCGCGGTCGGCGGGCGTCTCCTTGTCAAATCGCAATTTCTGGTCGCCGATCATGATGTTGATCTGGACCCGGCCGCTGCCGTCGTCCTTGGTCATCGTGCCATCGCCCAGCTGGCCGAGCTTGGCGAGGAACTGCAGGGCGGCGACCCGCGCCGCGCCGGGGATGCCGGGGTCGCGGATGATGTCGACGGTCTCGACCAGCAGTTCCTCGATCATCGCCGCGGCCTTGACCGAGACGCGCTCGCGCAGGGTGTGCTTGGTGGTGGCGCTCCACAGCTGCGCCTCCTCCAGAAGATGGACCTGAAAGATCGGGTTGTCCTTGATCCGTTCGAACTGCTCGGCCCCGACCTGCGCGCTCTGCAGCACCAGTTCGAGGGGCCGGATGTCGCGGGCGATCTCGCGCGCGATGCGCGCCAGATCGACTTCAGTGAGCTCGCGCTGGGCCACCGGACTGCTCCTTGTAGGAATATTTCATAAAAGCTACTATAGCTGGATCTATTGTACATACCGCCGGGGGACACTTGGCGACACCCTTCGATCCAGCACCTGCTGCGCCATCCATGCCGATGCAGCAGCGCTACCCGGTGTCGCTCGGCGTCATGACCAACGCCGACATCGACGCCCAGCAGACGGCGCAGGATAAAATCCGCGCTGACGCCGAGAGCATGAGCGCGACGCAGCCCCATCAGGGGTTACTCGGTTTCATCCGCAGCCAGTGGGACATGATGCGTCGCCACCGCGACACTAACACCGGCTGGTCCGAGCGGCTGCTCGCGGCGATGCGCGCCTTCAACGGCGTCTACGATCCGCAGAAACTGACCGAGATCAGGAAGTTCGGCGGCTCCGAGGTCTACGCCCGGCTGGTCGCCGCCAAATGCCGGGGCGCATCATCGCTGCTGCGCGATGTCTACCTCGGTGCCGACCGCGCGTGGGGCCTGCAGCCTGAGGCCGACCCGCCGATCCCGCCGTCGATCCAGCAGGCGATCTACACGCTGGTCCAGAGCGAGTTGCAGCAGGCGGCGTCGATCCAGATGCCGATCACGCCCGACCAGATCCGCGAGCGGCTGTGGGGCATGATGGCCAAGGCGCGCACCTCGGCCAAGAAGATGGCGGGCGATCAGGCCGACCTCGCCGAGGACAAGCTCGACGAGCTCCTGACCGAGGGCAATTTCTACGGCGCGCTGGCCGACTGCATTGTCGACATCCCGATCTTCCCCTACGCCTGCCTCAAGGGGCCGAGCGTCCGCATGGTGTTCGAGGTCGACTGGTCGACCGGCAAGCCGCTGATGCGACGCACCCCCAAGCTGTGGTGGGAACGCATCTCGCCGTTCGATATCTACTGGACACCGGGTGTGTCCGACATCGAGGACGCAGCGCTGATCGAACGCACGCGCTTCACCCGGACCGATCTCAACGACCTGCTCGACATCGAGGGCTACGACACCGCCGCGATCCGCGCCGTGCTCGACAACTACGGCCGTGGCGGGCTGTCGATGGACTGGGACATGGCCGAGGGGCCGCGCGCCCAGCTCGAAAGTCGCGAGGACCCGTGGTTCAACCAGAGCCACATGATCTCCTGCCTGCAGTTCACCGGCAACGTGCAGGGTCGCATGTTGCTCGAGTACGGCTTCACCGATCAGGAGATACCCGACCCGATCCGCGACTACGCCGTCGAGGCGTGGATGATCGGCCCCTACATCATCAAGGTGCAGCTTGGCGTGTCGCCGCGCCGCCGCAACAAGTACTACGTTTCAAGCTGGGAGAAGGTGCCGGGCACGCTGGTCGGCAACGCCATTCCTGACCAGATCTCCGATCTGCAGGAGGTTTGCAATGCTTCACTGCGATCCTTGGTCAACAACCTCTCGATCAGCTCGGGTCCGCAGGTCGTGGTCAACGATGATCGTCTGGCTGGCCTTGAGACCGGCGAGGACCTCTACCCGTGGAAACGCTGGCACGTCACCAACCCCCTGCTCGCCAGTTCGAGCGAGAAACCCATCGAGTTTTTCCAGCCACAGTCCAACGCCAACGACCTGATGGGCGTGTTCAAGCAGGTTTACGACTTGTCGGACGACGTCTCGGCCATCCCCAAATATCTCTCCGGCAACTCGCCCGGCGGCGGTGCCGGGCGGACCGCTTCCGGCCTCGCCATGCTGATGGGCAACGCCAGCAAAATCCTCCAGACCGTGTGCGCCAACATTGATCGTGACATCATGTCACCGGCGCTCACCAACCTCATGGACCTCGTGCTGCTGACCGACAGCACTGGCATGCTCAAGGGCACCGAGACGGTGACGCCCAAGGGTGTCGCGGTCGCCATGCAGCGCGAGACCATGCGCAGCCGCCAGCTCGAGTTCCTGCAACTCACCGGCAATCCGATCGATGTCGGCATCATGGGACCGAAGGGGCGCGCCGCCGTGCTGCGCTCGGTCTCGACCACCATCGGCCTGCCCGGCGAGGAGATCGTGCCGTCCGACGACGAGATCGCCCAGCAGCAGGCGCAGGCGCAGGCCAACGCCGCCGCTGCCGGGGCCGCTGGACACCTTCAAGGTCCCACGATAGCACCGGGTGGCGGGCCGCCTCCGGGTGGCCCCGCAGGGCCTCCGGGTGCGCCACCGGGACCGGGTGGGCCGCCCAAGCCGCCGGGCGGCGCGCAGCCCGGTGCGCCGTCACAGATGCCCGCGCCCGGTGCCGACAGCGCGCAGGCGCAAGCACCGCGTACCGCGACGTTCATGCAACGGCCAAGAGGCAGATGAAAGGAGCACACCATGGCAAAGTACGGTTCAACCAAGGATGCCAGCTGGGGAAAGCTTGGCGGCAGTCATTCGATGCACGCCGCAGTCGGCACCGGCACGCAGAAGCCAGGGTTCAGTTCGCAGCAGGGCACCGGCTCGATCAGCGGCAGTCAAGACGTTCAGGCCGGTCCGCCGGGAGCCGGGTTCTATTCGAGCGGTGCCACCAACCGGGACTACGCCGGAACTCAAACACCGGGTATGGGAGCGCAGACCAAGAAGGGCGGCAACTCGAAATTCGCCGAGGGTGGCAAGACGCCGATGTTCGGCAATCGCGGCTCGCTACCCGCGCGTGGCGGGTACACGACCCCGGGCTAAGCCATGGCGATGAACAAGTCTGGCCTGCCGCCCATGATCCGGCCGGTCGCCCGGGCGCTGAT